TAACAGGCAAAAGATTAGCACCAAATCCTGCGGAATGATGCAGAGAATCGGCATAGATTTTGAAATCTAAAAATCTAGGTCTAACAGATTCAGATTCCTCTAAAGATTCATTATTCATTCTCTGCCAGGTACGGAATCCTTTCTCCCATGAGTTACTCATAACCCATGTCTCTGGAAGTTTCTGAACAGTAACCTGTCCATTCAAATTGCCGTCACCAAAAGGTTCAGACAAAATCTTAATTCCAGAAACCGCCCAATTAATACCTTGGCGGTAAAATCTACGATTTACTAAGCTAGCACACTGTGATAGATCTATAAAACTATGAGTTTCAGTTGTTGCACCTGGGTCTGGAGCTGCAACTGTAACTGAAAATGTCAAAGTCTGCACAGCAGGTTCTATTTTTCTCATGTTGCGATAGGATCGCTTTCTTGCCATGAATACGGGGTATAGGATTCCCTCTATAATTCTTGGCGTAGACACCCACGCACTGCTTGGTTGGCACCAAGGCATCACGCCGCCCGGTTATCACCACAACTTGTCGGAGCACAGTTGTCCCGATTCACGAGATTACGCTTGGTAGGGTCAGGCCCCACACGCACTCATCTCGATGCCGTCAACCGCCACCGGGGGCCGTCGAGTAATTGAACATTCTGTCCAATGCGTCGGTAGAGCCCTGAAAAAGTAGAACCTTCGGTCCTGCCTACTCACTCACTATGTTCGCTCCGTGACTTTTTCCGAGTCGGGCTTTCAATAGATGGGTTTGGTCGCTATGTAGCGAAACCTCTCTCCGCGGTACATCCAACATCGATGACCACACTTCAAACACCATTCACGGGACAATAATCCCGCTTTCTTGATCGCAGAATAACCCTGAGGTTCCATGCCGCATCCTAATCGGTCATATTTACGAAACATCGGCATTATTCTTCCTCCCTCAGCTGCAAATGTGCTTCGTAGTCTTGCAAGTCTAATTGACAATAGCAATCAAAACAAATACCACGATCTGTAGCTTCTCTATCTACATCCGTTCCACAACGTGTACAATTCATGCTTCTTCCTCCGCAATTCTTGTATACATACGCTGTATCAATTGCTCTTCAAATAATGACGTTGTAACCAAAGGTTTCCAAGTCCATTTTCCATTTTTCTTATATCGCCAGTAGAGTTTTCCGCTCATGTTCTGGCGATAGTCCATGTATACATAATAATTTGTATACATCAATTAGAATATTCTTCGTATCTTTCCTTCTGTCTAGAAACAGCAGCAAGACGACGCTTCTGCCAACCGGGTCTGAAATCCCACGGATTAACAATAACAACCCAGTCAACAGTACTAGCTACAAACGGTGAACCAATGCGTTCCCATTTGCTTCTACCCCTATAACGATCTTTAAATTTCATCAAATTAGCACTAGTAGGTGCAATATCAGCCCACACTAAATCTGTAGGCGTTCTAAGCTTAGGTCCCTGAGCTAAACGCTTCTTACGGTCCCGTGAATCCTTCTCTGCATGCTTAATCGCCTGCCTTCTATGTTCAGGAAACAAATTTTCCATGTACCATTCGTACATCTCTTGCATCATAGCGATCACCGTGAACGCTTAGATGTCTTTTTAGCAGGAACAAGTTTCTTAGTGCTCTTTTTCTTATCTGTATATCGATAACGCACTAACTTGCCATTTTTCTTAAACGTCTTGCCGTAATTGTATTTCGCCATCAAACACACACTCCGCTTGCTTTGTCAAAAGCGTAGTTAGTTGCCCCAATAAGGTGCAGAAGTATCGTAAGAGCCAAATATTCTATACGATTGTTTCGGAGGTGGGATATTACTGAAGAAGCAGTAACCACACTCTTGACTGTCTCTGGATTAATTGCTGTCATCAAAATCACATCTCCGTCATTGGTTCACAAAGGTATCCTCTGTGATTACCAGGAACCAAATCAATAATGATCTTATGTGTAACATCCTGGGTACCAGAATTAGTCAACACAACATCCATCAATCCACAAGGGAACATACCACCCTTAATTCGGGTTGTTCCACCAATTGTTGTACCAGTAATCAATTCAAAATCATGGATTTGCAATCCAGTTAATTGATTAGCACCGTTAGGATACATAGTATCCACATTGACACCATCATTCTCAAAAGGATATGGTGCAATGTTGTTTTCTGAAATCATATCTTCAAGAACTTCTTCAGTACGATCAGTTCCCTCATTAGACAATGCAGCAATCCAGTTGGCTGGAGTATTACCTGCTGCATCATCAGCGTCTGTAGGTGCATTCGGATCTAAAACATTAGGTAATCCTCTGCTAGCTGCATATCCTTCAATAAGAGAAACAGCATCAAAAGTAGATGCTCCTGCTCCAGGATAATTAGCACCAACAGCAATTAATTCACGCTCAAAAGTAGCAGACGGTGTAGCACCATCTCCAATAGGAATGTGAACCTTAGAAGGAACCCATTCGCCAGCAACAGCAGCAGCTGTAGCAGTAACAGGCAAAAGATTAGCACCAAATCCTGCGGAATGATGCAGAGAATCGGCATAGATTTTGAAATCTAAAAATCTAGGTCTAACAGATTCAGATTCCTCTAAAGATTCATTATTCATTCTCTGCCA